GCCGGTGATGTATTCCAAGAGCCAGATTACGTTGCGCGACGGTGTGCGAAGCAGCTTCCCAAGCTGGCGTGGGTCACGTCCGTTTGACTTCCGTAACGGTTGGACACGCTTAGGCGATTTCTTCGCTGAGGGATACTACCTGCGTGACGAAATGAGAGAATTGGTGCATAATCGTTTTGGAGTGAGCCTTTAATGGAAAACGAAAAGCCTACCGAGCAGCCGTCAAGCAGCCGTGATCGTGTCCGCCGTTTCCGCGAGAGGAAACGTAAGAGTAACGAACTTGCAACGCAGCGAATCAGCCCATCGGCGGTTCGGTTAGCTCTTGAGGAGCCAGTCGAGCGCGTCCACTACCCTATCCGCATCCCTGTGATACCGGCAGGCGTTGTTCCAAGTGGAACAATAGCTCAGGTGGCAATGGACTCAGAACCAGCCTACGAGTGTGCGCGGCTGGCAATGGACGCTGGGCCTCAGTTCGGCTCCCAACTCTATGCGTACAGCAATATCGAAGGATTCCCCGGCTATCCATACCTGATGCTCTTGGCGCTACGCTCGGAATACCGCAACATGGCTACCGCGCTGGCTACTGAATTGACGCGCAAGTGGATTAAATTCAACAGCACAGATACCGAGGATGAATCGACCAAGACGAAGATTACCGAGATTGAGCAAGCGTTTACGGCGTTGGGAATTCAGGGCATTATCCGCAAGGCTGCTGAACATGATGCGTTCTACGGAACCGGCCAGATTCTCATCAACATCAAAGGGGCAGACCTAAAGACGCCGCTCATTATCGACTCGCGCACAGTCAAGAAAGACAGCCTGATTGGATTTAAGAACGTCGATCCGATCTGGACAACGCCGCTGATGTACAACTCCCTTACGCCCTCCAGCCCGAACTTCTACAGGCCGGATAGCTGGTGGGTAATGGGTGAGCATTGGGACGCATCGCGGGTAATCGTGACCGTCACCCGCGAAGTTCCCGACATCTTCAAGCCCGCGTTCAACTTCTCCGGCATGAGCTTATCGCAACTTGCGGAGCCTTACGTCAATAATTGGCTGCGTACTCGGCAGAGCGTTTCTGACCTCATCAACAACTTTTCTATCGTGGTTCTCAAGACAGCGATGGACCAGGTGCTTACCGGCGGTGACGACGGCTCAAACCTGTTCTCCCGTATCAAGCTATTCACAGCCACGCGCAGCAACAAGGGCGTGATGGCGCTGGACAAGGACCGCGAGGAGCTTGAGCAGATCGCCGTTCCCTTGGGCGGCCTACACGAACTCCAATCCCAGGCGCTTGAGCAGCTTTGCGTCGTGTCGAGGGAACCTGCAACCGTTCTGACGGGCATTACTCCTTCAGGCTTTGGCAACGTGGCCGAGGGCGAAGTACGCATCTGGTACGACTACATTCATGCCCAACAAGAGGCACACTGGCGTGATGCGATAGACAAGATGTTCAAGATAGTTCAGATGTCGATGTACGGAGCGATTGACCCGGAAATCACGTTTGAGTTTGTGCCACTCTACGAAATGACTGAAGAGCAGGAATCGACCATCCGCGTCAACGACAGTATCCGAGCCGGGAACTTGATTGACCGCGGGGTGATCGACGCGCAAGAAGAGCGCGAGCGGCTGGCTCGTGACCCAGAGTCGGGCTACCAGGGAATAGATATAAGCAAGGAGATAGCGCCGCCGGATGAAGCGGAGGAGAGCGCAAACCTGGCACGAGGGACAGACTCAGCTTTGGGATACGACGCTGATTTTGTAGAGAGTGAGCATCCGAGAGACGATGATGGAAAGTTTGGGGGTGGTGCTGGCAGCAAGTCTCTAGGGGCCGCTAAGTCTTGGGAAAAAGGTATGACTACTTGGGAACGCACCCAAGTTCGGGAAGATGCAGAAAGGGCGTTAATCCAAGCTAAGAAAGACAACGGGAATACAGGTTCTAATATCTACCCTGACGACATGGAGTCGGCAATAAAATCGATGAAAACGAGATCATGGAAGCATTGGCAGGTAAAAGGAGCCTTGAAGGAATTATGGGACAGGGCAAATAATGGGGCTATGGACTCATTTCTTGCGAGGGGAACAGCATGAACAACGACACATTCATTTTACGCAAGCCAAGGCCACTGACGAAGCTCGAAGTCATTGACATTCGCCTGCTCGTCAAAGCGACACACCCAGTACTCGGTTTGCCGCCGAAGAGTGAGCCATGCAAGCCAGCAAAGTAAAGGCAATCCGAGCAATCTGGCCCAACGCTGGTATCCGGCAGCGGTATCAGCGGCGCATGACCGCTCTCATTAGGGAGATGGCCGATTCCGTGGCGTATTGGCTACAGGCACAGCGCAAGGCCGCTCCGCCAGTCTTGGCAACCGACTCAACTCCGGCAGAGCAGATGCAGTTCGAGTTCATGAAGCTGGCGGAACGCTGGCAGGATAAGTTTGACGACATGGCCCCCAAGGTGGCCGCATCGTTTCTCAAGAACCAATTCAGGGGCACCAGCGCGGCTATGAGGATGGCGCTACGCGAGGCCGGATGGTCGATTGAGTTCACTATGACTCCGGCCATGCGGGATGCGTTTGAGGCGTCGCTGGCAGAAAATGTGGGGTTAATCAAATCGATTCCGGCGCAATACCTACAAGAGGTTGAGGGTATCGTGATGCGGAACTATGCGGCGGGGCGCGATCTCAAGTCGATGGCAGCGGAGATTCGGGCGCGTTACCACGTGGCGGCGAACCGGGCTGTGCTGATCAGCCGGGACCAGGCAAACAAGAGTTCAGCCGTGGTACAAAGAGCCAGACAGCTTGAAATCGGGATCAAGAAAAGTATTTGGATGCATAGTCATGCAGGTAAGGAACCACGTCGATCTCATGTGGCAATGAATGGTAAAATATATGAAGTAGACAAGGGAATGTATGATCCAGACGTGAAGGCGTTTATCTTCCCAGGTCAGTTGATAAACTGCCGCTGCCAGTCGAGATCAGTTCTCCCATGGACCCTGGTGGAGAAGGCGCAAGATAAATCTGGATCATACAAGTGAAAACGTCTGTAAGCGTACTGGGCGGATATTTTTTAAGAGCGCGAATGAAAACATCATTCCGTCTCTTCATCTCGTCAAGCCGTATATTCTCATACGGTAGTCGCATTATTACGTCGCTCATTTGTGCCTCCAGCACTCGATAGCCCACCATGCAAGCAGGCCTAGTGCGATGAATACCGCGTTGGCGAAAACGTCAGTCATGCGCTTTCTTCTGTTTCGCCCGCCACTCCCGCAGGTACCTGGACTGGCATATAGGGCAGCGTTGGCGTCCATCCTTGCCGGTTTTCAATTTGTGACCACGGCGGCATAAGGGGAAGCGGGTCATTACTTCTCCTCTTCACGATGATTCCAGTAAATGCTGTCGATGATGGCTTGCTGTTCCGGCGTGAAGTGACGATTCACTGGATTATCCGCGATTTGATCCGCTTCCTCGTCAGAGTAAGTCGCGCCGCAACAGACGCATGGAACGTGCCGTTTCCACCAATCCGATGTGTGAGAGCACAGGTAAATCATTGCTCACCATCCGCGTCGAACACGTCCCGAAAGGCTCCGAGTCCTTCCAGCCAAATATAGGCAAATGCCTTTCTTTTGTCAAGTGGGGCATTGCGTTCACGTTTTCATAGTGCAATTCTCGAAATCGAGACAGCTATGGAGATCGCTTGCGACTCGAAATTGCTAAACCGGCGATACGACGCGGACGGACGCCTGCACATTCTGCGGACGCCAATCTCCAAGGCGACGGTCAACCCCTATTACGGACGCGAAATTCCAGACGCAGACAAGCTAGGCCTGGAGCCGGAGCGAGTGTATTATCTGCTGCGCGATCCGGGGGAACTAGCCAAAGCCGCACCATCATTCGCTCGGAATCAATTGATGTTCATTCACACGCCAGTGAGCGCGGACGATCCCAAACAGGACAGCATAGCGGGGACGATAGGCTCGGATGTGGAGTTCCAAGCTCCGTACCTAATAGCGGACCTGTGCATTTGGGATGTGGAAGCGATAGCGGGAGTGGAGACGGACACAGTGAGGGAACTATCGGCCTCGTATCGCTATCGGGCGGACATGACGCCGGGGATGTACGAGGGTCAGAGGTACGACGGGGTGATGAGGGATATTCAGGGGAATCATGTTGCGTTGGTTAAATCAGGCCGCGCCGGGTCAGATGTGATGGCAGCGGACAGCAAACTGGAGATGAAGATGGAAACGAAATTCGGCAAAGCTCTTTACGCAATTCTCTGTGCTGCATCGCCCAAGCTGGCAGCGGACTCCGCTCTCAAGCCCCTGGTGATCGGCCTGACGCGCAAGCAATGCGATTTGCGGGCGCTCGAACCCAAACTGCTCGCCATGGACGCCGAGCTTCGCAAGCCGGAAACCCTGGCCGCGATGCAAGCTGCCAAGGACGCGGAATCCGAAGAGGAGACCGAGGCTGAGAAGAAGGCCCGCGAAGAGAAAGAAAAGGCCGCAAAGGACAAAAAGGCGAAGGACGGCAAGCGCGGCAAGGACGAATCTTTCGAGGAATGGGCGAAGGAAGAAGAGGACGAGTCCGACCACAAGGCCAAGGACGCCGAAGAGGAGTCCGAAGAGGAGTCCGAGGAAGAGCGCAAGGAACGCCTCGAAAAACGCGCCAAGGACAAAAAGGCCAAGGATTGCTCCGCCAAGGACGAGGAAGAGAAAGCTGAGGACAAGATGAAGCACGCAATGGATGAGTTCAAAGCTGACCTTCGCGCCGCCGACGAAGCGCGCCGCGCTGTTCGCACGGTGGTTGGGGACGTGCTGGCTCAGGATTCGGCGGAAGGCATCTACAGCTTCGCCCTTGACCAGATGAAGGTTGACCACAAGGATGTGGTTGGCGTGCCAGCTCTTCGGGCGCTTTTCAATCTCGCACAACAGGCTTCCAAGCCCGCAGTGCGGCAAGCGTTCGATGCGGTTTCAGTGGAAGAGAAGTTCACCGGCGCAGGCCGTCAAATTCAGGTGATGTGAGGA